GCCACGTTGGCATCCGCAATGGCAATGATGCGAATCCGTCCCCATCGGGTCAAAATCCCCTTCGTAGGCAGAAATGTCCTCTTGGTCTTCAAGAGGGTTTTCCACGTCTTTGCGGATAATTCTGCATTGGTGGGGAAATCTCGGATTGCTGACAGCCATTATCTTGGGTTTTTGATATTTCTGCCGACAAAACCCCATTGTGGGATTTCTTCAACAAGGGGCGACTCTTCTCCCCATTTCTCCAACAGCTTACGAGCGAGTATCAAGAATTGTTGCAGTTGCGAAGCAGACCATTGTTCGCTACCTTCGGAATGTTCCCAATCGGCATCCCTGTCCGTCACACGGGCAGATTGATGTGGGTTGGTTGCAAGCCTTATATATAGGTACGCAATGCAAAGGTCACGCTCCCTTGGTGTTAGGTCAAGAAGTGAAGTTTCTGGTACTACACCTGCGTCCGTCAAAACACCCATGATGGTGTTGTCAGAAAGGTTTGCACTCGGCACTATGCCCTTGATATAGTTCTCAACCGTATATTCCTGATACTCGCTCGGCATGGTTTCAAGTCTTTAGAGTTTATGCGTTCTGCTCTGCGTATGACTGATAAACCTTCAACTTAGCCCAATTACGCAGATTGCGGAACACGGGACCGGCATACAACTCAAATTCCACAGTGTTGTGGATTGGGTTCTCTTGCCATGTACTCAGCACTGCGATGCGGTTCTCAACGAATGAGTACATCGTGTTACGAGCAATGCCACCGTATGCCTGGCGGTCTTTCCAAATCGAGTTGGTGTTCTTGATGGAGAACAACTTCTCGTTGGCATTGAAGGCAATCATGTTGTACGGAGAGAATGCTGGAGCATCTTCTACAGGTGCGCCATCTTCCTCATGCACAGATTTGAAGTCGATGGGAAGGAAATCCCAAACGCCCCTGTCGTGGAGGAAGTTTGCGACTTCTCTGCGTGTGGTGACGTAGTTGGTAGCACTTCCGTTTCCGTTGCTCTTCCATGCCACGAAAGCGGCAATCACCTTGGGGTGGTCAAGGATAAGGTCAAGAGTTGCCTTGTTGACCATCCAAGCATTCACGTCACGATTCTGCGTCTCGGTGAGAGTGCGCTGCATGTCGAGAATGTCTTGAATAGGTGTTGCGCTGGTGTTGGGTGCGAGAGTTGTTGCGTCAGTCCAAGTGTACCAATATGCAGAGGTCGTTGCGCTCTGGTTCTGGTCGAAATCGAAGGTGAAGTCATAAGACACACCATCCACGGATGCTTCGTGAATCTCGCCTGTAGAAGCAAGTTCCAAACACATGTGGGTCAACTCATTGTGCATACCACCCAAGATGTTCTGAGCATTGGTAAGCAATGAATCGTAGATGAGGCTCTGCATGGATGCGCCTGTGTTGTTGCGCACGTCACGGAGCAAGAACATATCGTCCTCGTCCATTGTATAGCCATGTCCGAACTTGGGAGTAGAGCCTGTGTAGAACTTCCATCCAGCCGGGTTGCGCATAGGCTTCAAACCGTGAGTGGAGAGCAATGATGCTCTTGCCATGATAGGCACGGTCTTGTGTCCTTGGCTCCAGGTCTTGCTGTCTGATGGTGTGTCCCAATCGCCAAGCAATCGCCAGATGGCATTGTTGTACTTCTCGTTAGCGGTGTCCATGATAACACCGAAGTTGTTGTTGTCAACATAACGACGGAGGTCGTACATGTTGTAAACTTGCTGCGCTCTTGTAGTTGCCATAGTTTACCTCCTTTTTACTTTCGGTCAGACCATTTGAACACACATCCTGCATCTTTGAGTGCAGTCTTGATAGCTGCATTAACGGCTGGCATACGACGTTCCAAGATAGGACGGTCGTTTGCCCACATACCATCACCATCAACACTGATGGCATTGGCATCACGCACAACATCGTAGGGCAAGAGTGCATTAGGCACAGCCTTAACTTTCTTGGTGGTTGCATCCACAACAACCAAAATGTCATTGGCGGCAAGACCAGTGATGGCGGCACTCAGGGTAATCTCGTTGCCGTCAACAGCGGCAACGGTAGCATAGTTCTCGGCTGCGGTTGCAAGGTTGGCTGGCAATTCGGCAACAGTAGCACCTACTGCGAAAGGAGTGCCACCAAAACCGTTGTCTTCAACCACAACCTTTGTCGAACTGACTGATTTCACCTTTGCAGTAATCACAGGTGTGATTGCTCTGGTGGCTTCATTGCAGTTTACAGGTGTACCGCATGGCAGGACAACACCTGGAGCGGGAAGGTCAGTCAAGGTAAAGTTGAATCCTCCAACGAGCAATTCGGGCTTTCCCTCGAAAACCACCTTTGCGCCGCCGAATGTTCCACTGGCCTTAACAACCTGATTGAAAGTACCTTGAATCATCTTTGTTTGTTTTTAATGTTGGAAAATCTCTAATGTTTCAGACAGCTACATCATGTGTTTTCTAAGTGCTTCTGCATCTGCTTTCTGCTTTTCCATTTCAGCCTTCTTCTGCTGAATAAACTTGTCGAACTCTGCTTTGCTGTCTTGTCCGTTTCCTGCACCTCCAGCACCACCACCGAAAGGCTGTGCGCCATCGTTCTTGTGCATACGCTTGTAAATGGCTTCATAATCTTTCTCGGCTTTTGCCGACAAAGCATCCATGTCGGGGTTCTCTCCGACAACCAATTTCTCCATCGTGATTTCAAGGGCATAATCGTCCTCTTCAACACCTCTGGCGATAAGGTTGCTACGTATCTGCGCACGGATTTCGGCTTCGGTCTTTGCCTTTTCTTTTGCAGTGAAAGCGGTAATGAAATCGTTGAGCTGCTTGCTCTGCTTGCCAATGATGCCATCTTCGCCCGTCAGACCTCCGATTGCCTTTGCTACAGCATCAGCGATTTTTTGGTCAAGGTCGGGTTCTTCTACGGCTTTTTGCTCTTTAGGCTTTACATCTTTCTCCCATTCGGCTTTTGCTGCGTTGACAGCCTCTTCAATGGCTTTTGCCTTTGCCGTGGCCGCATCGTTCTCCCATTGGCTTTTGCCTGTGGAAATGCCGACTGACACATCATGTCGCAGTTGTCCGCTCATGGTTTTAAGCATCTGGACAGGAAGAGACCAACTCTCATCGGTAATTTTGGAATCATCAGCAAATTGGGGCAACCAAAGGTTGGCTACCTCTTCAAAGGAGCGGTCACTGAGGTTATCTACCTGTGATTTCTCCTTCAATGTGGAAATGAGAACTTCTTTCTCCATTGTCTAAGTTTGGTTTTTGTGTTGAAAAATCGTTATTCCAAGAGCGTTGTTTCCGCTCAAAAACGTCAAAATTTTTGCACAAATATAGTATTTTTTTCTTTTATCAAAATATTTCAATAGAAAAATATTAACAAAACGTCAAAAAAATATTGAAAATAACCTATTTATAAGTATATTTGCGCAAAATAAATGTAAAATAAAAATACAAATGTTTGAAGATTATTCAGGTTTTAGGACAAATGACGGAAGAAACGTCTTGACTAACGATGCCGTAGAGAAAATACGTGCCATTGAAGAAGCCAAGAAAAAGTCAAACGTTTTTATTCCGCATCAGGGAGCGCAAACAAAAGTGTTGCAATCGTCAGCCGACATAATGATTACGGGTGGTAATAGGGGTGGTGGAAAAGCCAACTCTTATCGGACACCTGTAGCGACACCCAACGGCTTTAAGAAGATGGGCGACCTTGTTGTTGGTGACGAAATTTGCACACCCTACGAGGGAATCCAAAAGGTTAGTGCAATCTACGAGCAAGGGGAACATGTCACCTACATCCTGCATTTCGATGATGACACTACATTGGAGTGCATGAGCAACCATAGGTTCTTGGCAAGAGTGGGTAGTTATGGTAGGTTCTCCGTAATGACAGCGGAAGAGGTGTTTTCCAACTACAAGTTAGACATTAAATTTCCCCAATCACTCCGAAAAGGAAAGTATGATTACGTGGAGTTTCCCTTATGCGGAGAAGTGGAAATGAATGAAAGCGAAGATGTCTTTCTTCCCGTTCCACCCATTATCTTAGGCTACATCAGTCATACAGGCAAATGGGAGATTGGGAAAAAGGGCGTATATATTAGAGATAGATGGATTTCCCGACATGCGGCATCTTTAGGATATAAGATGTTCAAAAACAGAAAAGATGGTCTCTATTACATACGTGGCATAAACGAGGAAGTCCGTGCATACCTAAAAGCAAAAAAGCAAGGTGTTGATGCACATATTCCAGAAGAATACATGCACGCTTCCGTAAAAGCACGATGGGAATATCTGAAAGGCATAATGTACCGCCCTGGTCGTTCCACCAAACTGCATCCTTATCTATCTTTGCCCAATAAGAAATTGATTGAACAGGTGGCACAAATGGCAAGGTCGCTCGGCATTTGGGCAAGAGTGACTGAAGAGAGTGATGCTACTTTGATAGGGTATTGGAGAGTGTCTTTCATTTGCCCTAATGACAAAGATATATGGCTTAACAATCAACGTGTCTTAAAGGCGCATTTCAATGCTGTCAAGCCTACTTCTCCAGATGATTACACCATGCTCACCAAGAAGTTGCTGTATGTGACAAAGAACAAGCACAAAACTCCATGTCGCTGCATCACGGTTACAGGCGAACATCACCTGTATATGACTAATGCCTGGACTGTCAACCACAACACGGTAATGATGCTGATGGAGCCGCTATATGACATTCACAACAAGCATTTCAATGGCATTATCTTCCGTAAGAACAAAGATGACTTCGACAACATCATCAACGAAAGCAAAAGATGGTTTGAATCTTTAGGAAGATACAACAGGTCTTCGGACGATATGACTTGGTACTTCAATTCTGGAGCGCAACTTGGATTGTCTATTTACGGCATGTCAATGAAGGAATTTGATGACAAATATAGAGGTCAGCAATTCGCTTATATAGGCATCGACGAGTTGCCGCAAATGCCGTTTGAAATGTTCAAGTTTCTTATGA